GTAAGCTGGGTTAAAAACTCCTGATTGATTTCCGTACATAAATTGTAAAAATGCTGCTTGTTCGTTTACTAAATCTTGTTGATATCCAAAGTTAAGTTGGTCTTTAATTGTGTTAATAGCTTCAAGAATCTGTCTTTGATTCTGCACACTATATTGCAAACTTGGTTCTGGTACATATGCTGATATCTTTGCCATTATCTTCTTCCGCCTGCTTCAATGTCTAATCTTAAAGTTCCATATCTCCAGTTTTGATTTAACCCTGTATTCTCAACTTTAAAACTAACCTGTCTTCCTCTAACTCTTGTATCTACTTTAGTCGTTGAAGAGGTAATTGTAAAGGGACCAGTAATGGATGGTGGTGTTGTTGATGGTGTTGAATCTGCATTAGCTGGGTAATCTCTAAAATATAACGTGATATTTGCATCACCTACTAAGTTTTTAAAGTCAGGTACAAAACGTCTAACTCTCATAATAAGTTGTCCATCTCCTCCTAAACCTTGTTCTGATATATCATAATCCCCTGATAAAAGATAAGAAGTTATTGCAGTTTGATTTCCATTAAAATCTACTTCATTATAACCAACTTCATGTTCCCAGAATCTCGATGCTCCATACGTGTTTGTTATTCCATTAATAAATGGAAAAGTCGGAGTTTGAGTTGTTGAATATTGAGTGGCAGTAGGTAGAGCAAAAGTTATTGCATCTTGATAAGTTGTCCTAGCTAAAGATCCGACTGCCCAAGTATCTTCTAAAAAATTATAAACAACTCTAGCATTTACTTGAGAAGAAGTAGCTGTTGGATAAAACCAACCTACTTCGTTATATAAAGAATTGTGATAAGCATAAGCAAGTTCACTTGCATCATAATTAATTCCAGGGTTTTCACCAGCTTCTCCGTCTGTTGTAAATACGTAATCTTGTACTAAGCTTGGTACTTGTTTAATGGTTCCATCAAATGCATAGAATCCTCCGCCATATCCCATCCACCATACAGCTCCTTGTGCATATATCATTGCGTGTTGTCCTAAAGCTCCACAATTTGTACCAACTTGTCTTATTGAAAATACAAATGGTGGTCCAATAAATTGAATAGTATAAGCAGCAGCATCTGTTACAACTAAAATATAATCTTTACCTTGAACCGCTCCAATAATAGTGTTTCCAGTATCTAATCTAAATGTTCCTGCACTATTTGTAACAGTTGGATTCCAATCATTATAATCTTCAGCATTAGACCATCTAATTAACATTGGATCAAATGTTGAAGGATTTCCAATTGTATTTTCTGTTCCAAATGCAAATATATGTCTATCTCTATCTGAAGTTAATGTCATAATAGATTTAGTAGGGCAACCTGCCATAACAGTTGCTCTTATTTGTAATCTACCTACGGCCGATGGATCCCAAGTATAAGTTTTACCATTATGAATTGTTGCAATTAATATTTGTCCATAATTATCTAGTGACCAGCTTCCAGGAGCGAGAGTCACGTTTGTTGTTGGTCTTTCAGTTCCCCAAGTAGATGCACCCCAAGTTGAAGTTCCCCATCCATAAGCAGGTGTTTGTGCAATAGGTCCAATAGTTACATAAGGTGTACAAGTTGCAGAACCAGAAGCTGAACTATTTCCAGTTGCAGCTGTTTTCATTGTAATAGTAAATGTATTAGAAGTTTTACTTATTACTTCAAAATTATTATCTGTAAAATTTGCAGCAGTATAACCAGAACCTACAGGTGCAGTAACAGCAGAAAATTGTATATATTCTCCAACAGCAAATCCATGTCCTACTTTATTAACAGTTACTGTTGTAGAAGTATTAACAGTTGTAAATGTACAACCTGTTATTGTTCTTGTATCATCTAATGGAGTTATATCAAAAAATTGAGATTCATAATAAATAATTAATACTTTAGATGTTCCTAAAGCAGCATATTTTTTACCATCTAAAGATGTCCAAGTTAATTGTTCTCTAACAGGGCCGGCTACTTTATATTGAACTAATTCTTGCCAGCCACCTATTTTTTCAGGTTGACCATAACGAAAACGAATATTATCACAGTCTATCCATTGCCCTTCGGCTCCGGTTGCTGTTTGTTGTTTATTAATACCTGGTTTAAGTTGTATCTTTTGTAAAGGCATAAGGCGCTATTATACACAGTTTTTATAGTAATGATATATTTTAATTTACCGTTTTATTTAACGTTTCTATAAATAATATTTAAATTAAACCTTACATTATCTTTTTTTGGGGATACTCCCATATGAACTAGGTTGCTTTTAAATACTTTAGCCTGACTTATAACATCTTTATAGAACTTACCATCTACAATAGTACCACCGTCTGTAGTATGTAGATTATATACTATTGTTGTATATTTTTTTTCATCCATATCAGTGTGTTCTTCTGTATTACTATTTTTAAAATACATATTCCAATAAAATCTGTTTATTTTAACTTTCTTTAGTTTTAACTTTTTTTTAATTTTTTCAAATATTAAAAAACCATATTCATTTAAATATGAATTCCATTCAGGTTTATCTTCATGATAAGTAATAACATGAAAACCACTATTTGAATTTGCTATTATTTTTTTAAGTGGATTTTTTATATTATCGTATGCAATAAACCAATGATGAGTAGCTAACCCTTCTAATATTTTCATATTAGTTTCCCACGGTAAAATATCGTTTAACAGTTTAACCTTCATGATTAAAATTATTCAACAATTAATTTTTTTAATCTAGCTCTTAATTCTCCAATTTTATTAGAATATTCTTCGTTTAATTTTAATAAAGTTTCAATATGTAATTCATATTTTTCAATTCTTGCTAATAGTTCTGTATTCATTATTACTTCTGATCTTTTAACAGCTTTTTCTCTACTTAATTTTTCTTCTAAATCTTTTATTATTTGATCTTTATCCATTTATTTATTATTTAGGTAAACCTAAATGTAACCTTCCATCATATATATTTTTATTCGCTCCTTCAGTTTTTAAATTATTATAATGTAAAAACACTTGAGCACAATTATCTCCCTCAAAAGCTTCTCTCCAATGTTCTAGTTCATTGCCACGGTAAATAAGCATATCACCTTGATCTAAATTTACCTTAGTACCTTTTAAATTTTCTTTTCCTGAAGGTTCTAAATATATAGGCCATGAATCTCCTCCTAAATTTAATGTTGTAGATATTTCACATGAAAATCTATCTTTATGACGATGTAATATATCCCCTTGTTTATAAATCCTTGCATAAGAATAATTAGGGTTTAATTTTAATCCTGTTTCTTTTTCCATTACAGGAAGTAATTTAATAAGTAATGTCTCCATTACTATATCTGCATAATGTGAATATGTATTTGGAACTTGCGGGTCTTCCCAAGTACCAAAATATTTTGAAAACGGAGAAATAAGGTTGTTATCAAACATTGTTCTTATAACTTGTCTTTTCATTATAAAATAATCATAACAAAATTTTGCAAGTTCAGTTGAAATTGCTTTTTTAATAATTGTATATTTATTTTTTTTAAAACTCATTTTATTTTATTAATAATAATATTTTTTAATTAATTTTTTTAAAAAATTATTATTTATCTTATCAAAAGTTAAATTAAAGGAAATTATTGTTTTTCTTACATCTTCTTTTATTAATGGAGCTCTGTGAATTACAAAACTAGGAAAAATAAGAATATCTCCTTCTTTAACTTTAATATCTATTAAATTATTTGTTGTAGGGTCTATTAATTGAGTAGGGGGACATTTTTTATCAAATTCAACATAATAAACACCTGTATAATTATTACCATGAATATGCCAACCGTGTGTATCAGTTTTAATGTATTGTTGAAACCATAAGGCATCTATTATTACATCAGACAAATTTAATTTTTTTATTTGATTTTTAAAATGACTTATTAAATCATTTATTATATATTTTACCCATTTTCTTTCCCAATTAGTTTTATCAAACCAATCTAATTTATAGATTTTATCGCTGTAATGATTATCAATACTTTTTAAATTTTCTGAATTTGTTTCATTTATTAAATTTAATAAAATTTTTTTTATTTTTCCATGTTTATTAAATTTATCTTTAATAATAGGTAACGTTCCTTTATATATCATTTTATTTAAAAGGTGCTCCTAATCCCCAAATTACTAATGAATATCTTGTTCCTTTTGTAACAGGTTTAACTCTATGCCAAACATGAGAAGGAAATACGACAATAGATCCTCTAGGTAAAATTTCAGTACATTTTTTTGTTATAAATTTTCCATTAGATTGGTTAATTAAATTAAACTCTAATTCTCCTCCTTTATAATCTTTAGGGTCTGATAAAGAACATGTCACTGATAGTTTTCTTATTTTTCCATGTCTACCTAAATCATTTGGTCTATCATAAGGTTCTTCAAAACTATCTGAATGCCAATCATAAAATTGATTTAATTTATATTTAGTAAATTGACAAGATTCAGCAAAATCCCACTGGAAATTCCAATTTGCATTTTTATTTGCTATATTAACATATGGTAATATTTCATTATATATCCATTGATCATTTAACCAAGCTATGTTTGAGTCTCTTTTTTCTTTAAGTTTTTTTTCTTCTTTTTTTGTTAATTTTTTATTTTCATCAAAAGATGCTATTAAACCTAATTTTTCATTTTGAGATTCGCCGTGCGCAATAATTTCATCACAAAGTTTATGTGATAATGCTTTTTGAAAAAACCAATATTGATGTTTTAAATTCATAACTGTATGTTACTTATCTTATATTAAAAAATAAATGTTTTGTAAATAGTAACTTATATAATAGACCAAGAAAGAGAAGAAGGAGACCATATATATTGATTTTTATTAATGTCAGACCCTTTCCATTGAATTATGGATTCATCCCAAAATATAGTGAAAATAGTTTCTACTCCATTAACTAACATATTTGATGGAAAATCATAAGGTGCTTTCCAGTCATCATTAGAATCTAAAACCCAAGATGGGTAGAATGATTTTTCTATGAATTTATTTTTATTTTCATCATAGGTCATTCCAGGACCAGCAAAGTTTTTTCTAAAATTTCTGTTGTATGAAGTTTGAACCCATTTTACACCATTGTTAGATAATGGACATACTGTTTTAAAATGTTCAGCAGCTTCCTCAGATTGTTCTCCACCATTATTTGCAATATCTTCATTACATGCTTTTACTACTCTTAAAACTACATTATCTTCATTTAATTCAGCAAAATGTCCCATATTAAGTTACCACCAAACTTCCAGTAACAGTAAAAGTTAATATTGTGTCTCCATTTGGAGCTGTTGTTTTTGTATTTGTTCCAGGGGAAACTGTAACTTGATTTGCAGCAGCCTTTGGAGCTCTTATTATAATTATACCACCTCCACCAGATCCACCTGTTGCAGTTCCGCTTGGAAAGTGTCCACCTGCTCCACCTCCACCACTACCAAAAGTTCCAGGAGTTGCCGGAGCTCCAGCAGTTCCAGTAGCAGTTCCTCCTGTTCCTCCACCACCCGATCCACCTGGAGAACCACTAATTGCTTGAGAAGGAGGACCACCTGGTCCAGCTCTTCCACCTGCTCCACCACCTCCTGCATAAGTTACAGAAGACCCTGATATTGAATTACTTAAACCATCTCCACCTGGAGCCGGTGCCGGAGTACTGGCTGCAAGTCCTACTCCTGCTACTGAAGCTCCTCCTCCACCTGTTCCAGAAAGTCCCCAAGGACCATAATTGTTATCACCACCTTTGAATCCTTGTCCACCTGGCATTAATGGAGTTGCGGGTACTGCTGGAGTATTCCCTGCTCCACCTGTAGAAATAGGATAGTCACCTGTTCCTCCACCAGATCCACCTGGTGCACCAGGACTATCTCCTGGAGCATTTGTTATTCCTCCTCCACCACCAGCAGTTGATGTTATATAAGTTCCTAAAATAGAATCAGTTCCTGATCTTGCTGGTGCTAATACAGCATCAGCAGATGGTCCTGTTCCACCTGCTCCAACTGTTATTGGAGTTGTTCCTTTTGCAATTGTTATTTTTGTACCACCTGGAAATGAAGTTCTATAACCTCCAGCTCCACCTCCACCACCTGTTCTAGGTCCTCCAGCTCCTCCACCAGCTATTACTAAATAATCAGCTAGTCCATCCCAAGATATTCCAGATGTAAATCCAAATGCTTTTCCTGAAGCGGCTCCACGTGTTGAGTTTAAAGGCATTCTTTCTTCTCCTTCTATTTAAATTGTGTTTGCGATGCTAAAACTGTGTATGTTGACGCTGCTGTTTTAATAGCTGTGTATGAATACACATCAGTTGATGAAGCATTTCCTGTTGTTGGAGCTGTTCCACCTTGCCAAATTGCTGTAACAGTAGTTCCATCAATTTGAAGCACGTTATTATAATATGTTGTGTTATTTTGTTTAGAAAGTAAAACAACTGTAACTGATTCACCAATAGCAAGAGAAGCATTTAATGCACTTGTTGAACTTCCTCTTAAATTAACTGTAAAATTAGAAGTTGCTGCTACGTTAGAAAAATAAACAGCTTGTGTATTAGTGTCATAGTTTAATGTTGTTTGGAAAGTTGTAGTTACTGTTACACCTTCAGCCACACCAAATATTTTAGCATTACCATTTGCTGTAACTCTTCCAATACCTTTTGGAGTTAATGTTAAACCAATATTTGTATCAGTACCTGTTGCTGAAATAGTTGGATTGTTTCCAGTTGCTGCATTTGTTAATGTTATTCCATTTGTAGCTGATGCAGTAGTTGCAAAAGTAATTTGAGGATTACTATTACTATCTAAAATACCTGTTGCATTTGTAAATAAAATATTTTTTGAGTTTGTACTTAAATTTGCAGCAAGTGTTGGAGCATAATCATTAGATAAATATCCAATATTTGAATCTACAAAATCAGTTCCATTAGCATATAAAATTTTTGTACCTTTATCTGTTGCAGAGAAAGTAACTCCTGTTTGACCAGAAATTTTTACAGTTACAGTAAATGCACCTGTTGTACTATTTCTAATTATATAAGTTTTATTTGTAACTCCAGCTGGAATAGTTAAACTTACGTTTCCAGTTATTGTTCCTGTTAAATTTAATACAGCATTTTTACCATCTGAAGGTAAACCATTTGTATAAGTTAAAGTTGCTCCAGTTGTTGCATTCAATGCAATTGAAGAATAACCAGCAATTGATTGCTGAAGAATAACTAGGTTTGTATTTGTAATATCACCCCATGTACCAGCGTTTTCGCCTGTTACCTGTAATTCCAGTTTGAGGTCTGTAGAATAACTTGATGCCATATTTTAATTCCTTATTTGTTAATTTTATAAAATTTAAGCGGCAGTGTCAACCTCAATCCAAGTCGCATCTGTTCCGGTGTTTATATATGCCCAACTTTGAATATTAACGCTATTTAATGTTACAGTCAATCCTATTCCTGTAACAGGTATAACTGAAGTTCCTCCAGCAAATACAGTTCCAAGTGAAGTAGTTAATTGTTTACCTGTAGGACTTGCAATAGTATTTGGAACACCCTGAGCTGTTCCATTTGCTATAGTTAATGCTTGACCTGTTACAGTAGCATTACCAGTTCCTACAACAACAGTACCAATAGCTAATGATACAGACATTCCTATACCAGTAACATTAGCATCTGGTGAAGGATCTACTACTCCTTCTGTAATAGTTAATTGTTTACCTGTAG